TTCCTTACTCTTCTCTAAATCAACAAATGAACTGTCATAAAACAAACATCTGTTATTAGGTTGTAGGGTGTAACATCCATTGTCTAACTTCACTAGGTGCATACACTTCCATTGTGAAGGTTCGTTGACAAATCCTCCACCACCCCAACTGAAAGTCATCATATACTCTCCATAGTGAGTAGACTTATCCTTAAACAGCACCTTACACCTAGACTGACTTAGGTAGTCAAATATCTCAACAGATATATCATTACTAAAACAGTCCCATAGCTGTAAGAAGTCTAAAGGGTATTCAGGACTGTACTTTTTCCAAACAATATTGTCAATAGGTACTTTGCTTCTATGCGCCCCATTGTCACATAACACATGAAAGGTAAGGGCTTTACCAGCTTCATTATGGACAGCATGAACAACACACTTAGTAAGACCTTCACCACCTTGCTTTAAGTGGCTATTCTTCACATAAGCATAGAAATGCTGTATGGAACAGTCTAGCCTCATATAGCTGAGAAATTATCTAGTTCTGTCAACACCATACCACCATTGATAACAATACCCTCATAAAGATTCCAAGCATTGTTAGCAGGGTTTGGTAAAGAGCCTCCTTGAGAGTATATGTTACCACCCGATGCAAGGCTCATAGCATTAACTGAATAGTTACCATTTGAATACACCCAAAACAGATACCTAGCACCAGCCTGTTCATTCTCTAAGGTTACAGATACATTACCTGTTAAGGTGAAGATATACCAATGTCCATTAGATAAGTCTACTGTTACAGAACCCGATACATTACCTGCGTTAATAACAGGCTCTGCCATAAAGTCTTCAACAGTAATCTTCTTACCTAGTCCTGACTGACTAATGGATACATAATCATCTTGAGAACGAGATGTAACAGTAGGTAGAGAGGAAATGTTATTAGCCGTAAACAAAGCTAGTATATCCTCAATAGGGAAGGTGTTGGTAGCCTTTGTGGTATTATCAGTACCTATCAAGTAATCCGTCTGTTCAACAGGGGACTTAACAGGGTACGATACCTTATTTGAAATCCTACCCATTACGAACCACAAGCCTCACAGTCCCCATCTAAGGAACATTGTTCTACACCTAAGTCTTCATCAAGCTCTTCGAGCCAATCTTCTAACGATGTGTTCTCTTTATCAGTCATGGTTGTTAGTTTCTCTCGTAGTTGAAATCAATACTCTCAATCACTATCCTATCTTTAGTGTTCTCAGTTATATCCTCTCCTAAAAAGGTTTCCTCATATGTAACCACATCATCATAGCTAGTCCATAATGGGTTAAATGAAGAATCAAAGTAAGCACATAGATGGTTGTTAAGAACAGCTTGTGGTATAGCTATAACCTTGGAGAAACTCTGCTTAGTAAAAGTACCATCGTCAAAGGTTGCCCATGCTGTCAGGTAGTTACCAGCAGAGAACTTAACATAAGTGGTCATAATAAATGAATCACCACTAGATATGTTAGTGTTAAAAGGCATCTCTACATAACCAGTATTACCAAGAGCATCTAACCATCTGTAAGTGTCTAAGATAGTCTTCTGTCCAGCATAAGTACCATATACAGTACCCTTTATAGTCTTGTTGAATGTATCACCTACCTTCAAAGACCTTATGCCATTAGAAGTAAGTAAACAGCTACTAGAGGTTAATCTTACAGGTGAGAACCTAGAAGTAGCTTGCTGTAAGCTAGGATATTCAACAAAACCACCAACAGTAAACAACTTACCAGCAGTAGTGCTTACATAACCAGCAGCAGGTCTAGCTGTATACAGTCCAGTAGCGTTAGAGTTACCCGTATTGGATAGGTTAGCCCTAGATACCTTTGATGCTATCCTCAAGCTCTTGCTGTCGTATACACTTACTACGTTATTACCTAAGTTGCTTACAACAGCACCTGATATAGAAGTGTCTACCTTATTATCTACATACCCTACAATATCATTCTGATAGCTAGAAGAAGATGTACTCACATGGGCTACACCCTCAGCACCTATCATATAAGGGTCTCCTGTCGCTGAATAAACAGGATAGGTAGAACTGTCAAAATCAATCTCTATCTGAGTATCAGATACTATCCTAGTAATATCGTAAGAACCTGTGTTGAGGTTTAACCAATCAGCACTCTCTATATCGTCAAACTCAACAGACTGTCCATCCGTGAACTGCCTAGTGTCGCCACCACTAAAAGTAACAACAGTCTTATCCTCTAAACTCTCTAAATCAGATATGAATAGCTGCCTTAGGTATCTGTTGAAATCAATCTTTACAGAATGTTTGTTTCCGTAATCACCTATCACCACACCCTCTCCAAAAGCTCCTGAATACTGAATATCGTATTCACTAGGCTGCTCCTCATAGTCGTTTATAGCACTATCTATACCCAATACCTGAGCTACATAAGGCGAGCTGCCTGCCCTCTGTTTAATCCTGTTCTTTCCATGATAACCCCTAGCATCACCTAATAGCTGTGGGTCTTGACTTCTCACTCGAATACCATTGCCGAAGCTAGGCGTTTCCACCTGCTCCCTCTTTCCAATCTCAAAGGCATAATCCACCTCTACCCCCATGCAATCCATCTCAAGCACGTTGATAGCTAGAGGGTAGTCGTAGCTTGTGGTTATAGTACCCAATACGATTTTACCGTTGACAATGTTCTCGTGAGGGAAGATTACAGTTCTAGAAGTCTTTGCACTACCCTCACCCGAATCTTTAACCAACCTCGGAAGGTTTACGCTCACATCAAAGTCACAGCTCCCTAGAGCTAAAGAAACAATGGTGTTTGGACTTGTGAGGCTGTTTATTTTGGCCGTGCTTCTGCAAAAGCTGTTGGTAGTAAACCCTCCCCCTTCTAACTCGTTAATATCAAAAGTGCAATCTATCATTGCCCCACCCGCAAAAGCAATAACAGAACGGTTTACATTCTGGATGAACTTACCATTACCACCTATGTATACATTACTAATAGCATTAGGGCTTATGCCCCCGCTAGGATGGTCTGTTGCAACGGTTCTAAGGTTGGTGAACTTGCAAAGTTCCAAGTCTGTCAACTCAGCTCCTAGGTCATGTACACCAATGGCCAATGTAATAACATCACCATCAATAGCCTCTACAATGTCAATGTGGGAATAGTAAGGGGTAAAAGCCCTGTCGCTTGTGTATCTAGCAATGTAGCTTCCAGCACCTTTTAAGAATACTGTTTCACCAACAGTAAAGTTAGTTCCTGCACCACTATCTGTTAAGACAACTCTGTTACCCCTGTAAGCAGGTTGGAGCTTGAATACGTTTACTCCTTGCTGATTAAGAAAGCCGTTATTGACTAGGATGGTATCCATAAGGTCAATAGTATCATCGGCTTCAACAGTAGCATTTATAGGGTTTCCATCACCATCTTCTAAGTCGATGTAGTAGTTGCTTCCGTTATTGCCAATAGCTGACAAGTACGCAGGATTAGCAGCAGGATTACCCTCCCCATCATTGAAGAATACCCGCGTTTCTTTTAGCCCCGTCTTTGAAGCATAAGAGGTGAACCAACTTGCGTTTGTAACGCTTGAGAACAATATCCTATTTCCACTTGCTGAAAGGACTGTTCCAATAGTGTTAGGGTCAGGCCAAAAGTCACTTTGTGCAATCCTACCCAACCCAAATAAGCACCCCTGAAAAGCATAGCTCTCTGAAGTGGTTACGTTCTCATAAATACCATCGTTGATTAAGATAGCATTATCAGGAAAGATAGGGAAGTCTGTTAGCTTTAGATGCTCGTTGTAAGGTATGTACACACCCTTACCCTCTGCACTAGCCTCGTCCAAAGCATCTTGAAATATATCAAAATCACTAGATGGATTACCTAGACCTGTTAGGGTAATAAAACCTGTTCCACCCGCTGTCAAATCCTTTACTAGGTAGTTGTAGGTGTTACCATTCACAGGGTCACTGCCAACCAACTTAGTTAGAGGTACAGGTGTCCTTAAAGGATAGTTTCTTGTGTTGTTTATCTTACCCATCTAGCAAGACCATAAGTCCTTTCTAGCCCAGTGATTTGCGCTCATCTTACCCTTGCCACCCTTAATACCAGCACTTCTAGCACAGTAAGACTTTCTACGTTTCTCAGAGCCATGCTGAGTATAGTCTTTCATGCTCGAATCACCGTAGTGAATAATCTTCTCCTTACCACCTTCACAAGCCTTAACAACTTTCTTTTTACCAGCTCTCCAAGACTTACGAGGCTTATTACAAGGCATATCAGCCTTACGCACTTTCTTAGCCATATCTAAAGGTCTTCTAAGGTTTCATTCCAAGTATCGTCAAGCTGTTCTACTAGCTTTAGTCCTGAGCCTTCATCGGGCGTGATGCTTGCGTGAGCTATTACGGAAAACAAGCTCTTTGCAGGGTGTCTGCGAACGTCTGACCAACGGGCGGTTATACTGCCCTTAAAGCCTAGCTGATTGCTTACTTTTTCATTGTAAGCCTTGCAATCTGATTTATTTCCTGTGTAATGGCTCATGGATATACTGAGTAAAAGGTGTTGATGTTTGTTTCAATGCCCGTTCTGTTTGAGGATTGGTCGGAGTTGAAGATGATGAGTTCTTGGAATGTTCCGTCGAAATGGTTTGTCACACTTGCTCCGATTTCGTCTATGTTCCACGCTCCTGAAATAGAACTTGTAGCCGCAGAAGTTCCATTCAAATAGTATTCTAAATTATTAGAGCTATCTCGTTCAATGTTCAGCAATTTTTGCGCTCCGCTTATGTCTCCTATACCCGTAACCGTATCGGTACCCCCCGCAATTTTTAACCTATAACTGTCGTTTATGCGGTATCGCAAATAGTCACCGCCAATAGTATCTCCGAAATAGTAGGAATTTGAGTCTAATTTATGTGTTATGAATAAATTCCAATCATCCGAAAGGGTGATTTTTGAAACATTAAAGGAACTGCTGACCCCATCAAAATCAATAGCAGGCTTCCCGTTCTCCGTCACTAAGCTACCCCCGCTGACTATCTTTGGTTGATTAGCTGCCGTGCTTTGGGTGGCATCATTGCCATTTGTGCTTTGGTCATACCAAGCAGATACAAAACCATCATCAGAACCTATCCAATTCCCTAGTGTTCCTCCTGCACTTACTCTACTGTTAAGGCTCAACTCATAGCTGTCATCAGCAAATACATCCGTTTCTCCTCCTGAGCTTCTCCTAATCCTTATCAGCTTCTCTTTATATCCATTGTTGTAAATGGTAAGCTGTCTAACAGAATATGCAGCAGCAGCATTAGGATAGTCATGAAGTAAGCCTGATACTGAGAAATCAGGGTAGACAGCATAGAAGGTGTTGATGTTTGCTTCAATTCCCGTGCGGTTTGAGGATTGGTCGGAGGCGAAGAATATAAATTCAAAGAACTTCCCTTTGTATGGAAAAGAACCCGTTCCTCTATTAAAGAGCGTCAAAGCATCCACTAATGAACCACTCCTTACCGCATTATCCGAGGTTTGCTGCGTTCCATTAATGTAAAATCCATTGGCTTCCGAAAGAATTGAATTCAAATAAATGTCATCAACCGCCACTCCCGTAGCATTGCCAAAGTCGTAGTTTATTGCTCCCCGAATGTCAATTCCGAATGTACCCGCTGCATCTCTTCCGAGCGTGTCGTGGATTCGGTGGGTGCTTGTCCCGTTGCCTATTTCGAAGGTTATTTGGTTAGCCGCTGCACCGTCTGTCTTTAAAGCGTATGTGCTAAAAATTGCAACATCGCCCACGCTATCAATGACATTTGAGGCTTGCAGCATTGTGTCGCCAGCACCTAAATCTCCATCTAAACAAGCGTAGCCATCAAGTGTTACCAAGCTACCCCCGCTAACTATCTTCGGTTGAGCCGTTGCCGTGCTTTGGGTGGCATCATTGCTCAATGCTTGGTCGTACCACGTCACCACGAAAACATTACCGCTATCAGCATCGGAGGCAAAAGCCAAAAGGCTAGTGGTGTCCAAACTTCCATCGGCCAAAAAGCCTATATCCGTTTCTGAACTCACCAAGCTAACCTCCTTCCGCACCCTCACAGCGCTGCCGCTATAAGCCGCCCTGAGCTTACGCAAAGAATACGCAGCCGCAGCGTTAGGGTAGAGGTCTAAAAGGCCAACGTAGCCTCCGCCTCTAGGAAGGTTCATAATCGTATTAACAGCCCTATATCTAGCTCTTATCAAACTCATTTCTTACCCCTGTTTCTAGCTCTATTCTTCTTCATATCCTCAACAGCAAAGCCACCATCTTTCTTATGGCTTATATCCTTACCTTTACCCTTAGCAGTACCCATCATATCCCTCTTCCTTCTCTCCCTCGCCAACTCAGCCCTATAAGCCCTTCTCTCAGGATTGTCATGGTAGGCGGTGTCATAAGCCTTTTTCTTATCCCTAGCCTTCTTATTCTTCCTAAAATACTTTGCTGATTTACTCAGTCCCATCTTATCGTAGGTATCAACTATCTTAGGTCTGTTGTCGGGCTTATTTACCTCAGTCCTCATCTTCAAAGCTGAACATATCCTCTTCTGTAAACTTCTGAGGCGGTAAGTTCTCTTGACGCTGATAAGCTATCTTACTCTGCTGTTCAGCCTCCATCTTACTCCTCTTGTCCTTCCTATCCTCCTTAGCACCCTCAATAGCCTCTTTAGCCATAGCACTTACACCAGCGGTATCAATAGTACCCTTGTTCTTTAGCATCTGAAGCTGTGCAGCATATTGGAACTCTAAGTTCATCTTCTGAGCCTCTACACCTTGGAGCATCTGTACGGCCTTTTGCAACTCTATCTGAGCCATCATCTGTGCTGCCTGTACCTTCGCTTGTTCAGTTGCCTGAGCAGCTTGAGCATTGGCTTGACTTTGCATCATAATGTTCTGCTGTTGCTCCATAGCCCTCTGCTTCTCCCTCTTCTCCCTAGCCATCTTCAAATAAGCAGCAGCATACTTCACATTGGGTATGTTCAATATAAAGTACCTTTCATCAGGCATGATAAGACCAGCACCTACCATAGCACTCACATCACGCTCAAAAGCTATCCTCTCAGCATCGTTCTTACCAACAGTAATATCAACACCAAACTTATGTGCTGGAAGCTCGTCCATAGCGTCTATAACGCTCATATTGGCAGCACCAACAGCTTCTACATATTCCTTATGCAAAGCACTCTTCTTAGGCAAGTCCTGAATCCTTACCAAAGTCTTTTCAGCCAAACGCCTAGTGATATTCCTAATGGAAGTGTTTACATATCCAATAGAGTTCTTAGCACCCTGAATAGCTATCTCAGTAACACCTACCAACTGGTCTCTCTTAGTCTGACCATCCATCTCAGGGACTATACCCGTAATCTCTCTTAGAAAGCGTAGGTTGAAGTCTATCTGACCGATATACTGACCGATATTCTGTAATACAGACGGTAATGGTCTTATAGGCTCGTTATTCCTAGACTGGTCTTCGTTAAAAGACCTATACACCAACATACCCGTAGCCTTGTATATGTCATTGACTGTCATAGGGTCTAGCGCACCGTTCCCCAAGTCAATAGAATCCAAAGCACTAAGGTCGATAGCATAACCATCAGGAGCAGCATTGGCAAGTGCTACCTGCATCTTCAGCCAAGCAAGCTGTATAGCATCTGCTGAAGGTATCATCTTAGCTACTAGAGAGCTAGTGGCATTCTTGTAGTATTCAGGAGCGTAGACTGTATAGCCGAACTTAACCTCTCTCAACCCATCGTCTACACGAACTTGGTTCTCCTTTCTTTGCCAGCCGTATATCTTGCTACATTTTAGGATGTAGTAGCCGCAGTAAATATCTTTGTACCTATCTTGGTACTGTGTTCTCTTGAACTTGGACTTCTTAGGGGGCTTGTAACCCGAAGGCTTTTTCTTGAACGTAGATGTTCCGTACTGAGTTTCTTTATCCTCATAAACGTCCATGTCCGTGACCAGATACTCAAAGTATAGCACAGGTACAAGGTAATCGTCATAAGGGTAGTAACCAAGCGCATTGTTGTAGTTCCTATCAAAGTTGCTGTTGTTACCAAACTGCCCTGCAAACTGTTGAGCAATCTTCTCTAGCTCCCTTCTGTCATCAGCCCATGTAGCACCTCTTAAAGAAGCCTGTTTCCTTAACTCAGCAATAGTGATATAATCCACATGACCCATGTAGAAACAATCAGTCATATCCCTCTTACGGGTTGCTGAATGGATGAAATACTCAGGGTCTACATACTCTATCTTCACACCCTCAGCAGGGTCTGTATCGTCTCTTACTATTCCTCTGCCTGTGACTACAATATCTTCGATGATACGCTTCTTGGTTTCCTCATCGTAGTCGTTGAGCTTGAAGGCATATCTAATAGCTATCTCAGCAGCTATCTCAATAGACTGTTTGAAGTTGATGTTCATGTGGATGTCCACCTCTTCCATTGTCTCAGGAAGCTGTTGACCCTCCAACAGGTCTATGTTATAGTTCTGCTTTAGCTTGTCGAAATACTCTTTGTTGATGATTTTACCCACCAACTCATTCTTGTAAGCCTCTTTTTGAGAGAGAGCCATAGGGTCTATGGCTTTGACCTCTATCTCGAACCTGTTGTCAAAGATTGAGTTTACAACAGCGTTTACAAACTTAGGGATGATTGGGATAGGAGACCAATCGAGGTTGTACATTGAGTTGTCACCCGTTGGGTTGATACGAGGCTTGTACCTATCTACATTCTGCTTTCCATAGGCGTATGAACGCCATTCCTGAATCTCTTGTTGGTGCTTATCGAAATTAAAGCTGTTGTTGTTGAACCATTGACCTTCAATAGCTTGACCAACTGATAAACCATATTGCTCCTCTGCCTTCTGTTCTTTTGAAAGCAATGGAGATGGGAAAGCACCTACCTTCGGTATCTGAATTTGCATATACGCCCCTTTCGAGCTTTAACTTCGTGCAAAGTTAAGAAATTGCTAAGGAAGGTTATTTTATCAGCTTACTTACAGTACCACTATTGTCGTACCTTCTAAATAGCTGCTTAGGTTCTATCTTTTGAACAGTCTTCTCCTTATAGCTCTGTAAAGAGAGCAACGCTATACCCATGCTCATACCATCGTCATGCTTGGTGGCATTATGGATGTCGAACTCAGATATATCATTCAAAGTTTCGTTGAAGTAAAAGTTACCCATACCACCACCCTCCATAGGGCCGATATAGTCATTCACATACGTCTGCAAAGCAAGTAGCAAAGCGTGCCTCACATTCTCCCCACTCGTGGATATACCCCTACCCTTTCTCTTAGCACCTTTGGCAGTCAAATGTGGAGGCGAATCCATCAGGTAGTTCTGAAAGCCTAAATCAGTCCAATGGCGTATCATTATATCCACCTGACTTTCAATCAAAGACTGTATGCCATAATAGATATGTGCCATCAGTATCTGCTCAGAGGCCATATAAGCAGTCTCAGGTCTACCGTTATATCGAGCGATACAGGTGTTAGGTGGGTACTTGGTATTGAACCTAGTGAAGATATGGCATGAAGCATTAGAACCCCTACCATCAGTAGTCTGGTCTACCCTATAAGGGTCTACGCCACTAGAACCTAGCCATGTGTTAGCAGGATACCACGCACCCCTTCTAATCTCCCATCTGTTAGCATCTTTTTCATCCAACAGCATAGTAACCCTCCACTGACCCCTAGCATCATCCACAAACTTCACAGGGCTGTTAAACCTCTCCCCAGTCCATTGAAACACACCCCTTCTATAAGGTGTCATAGTTAGGTTCTCGTTATACTGAATCTGAGTGTATATGCGTTCTGTATTGAGGCTGTTACCACCCAATATCCTGAACATATCACTTTCAGTAACGGGGTATAGACGCTTGTATTCGTTTACAGCAGCAGGGTTGGATTTCCTAGCTTTTAACTCAGCATTGATTTCACTCTCTGAGCCTAGAACGATAAGGTTTCCATCTAGGTCATGGGTAGGCTCTTTAGGGTCTTTCCTAACAGGCATACCGTACCTGTCTATGACCAAAGTGTCCAAAGACGAGACAAAGAACCTATACAACCCTGATTTAGTCCTTCCGTTATCCATCCTGTATTCAGGAGACGATTGGTAGTAGATACTTTTGAAAGCCTCACCACCTTTCTCCATCTCTTCAACAGTAGTACCCACAAAAGCCTTACCGATAACTTTGACCCTATCAGATAAAGCAGGTTTGTGTACATCCCACAGCTTCTCGAAATTAGCAGGCTTGTTGAGCTTACCCATCTCGTCTAGCAGGAGCATATACAACCTACTACCGTCAAAGGTGTTGTTCTTGGTAGCCCCATACTGTATGCTACTCTTTAGAGCCTCACTCCTGTCAGCAGTCTTGTTATTTCTAGTAATCCTCTTAGGAGGTTCATCGAACAGCAGAGCATTACCCTTTGGATAGGATATGACTTTGTAAAAGAAAGGCCATCCGTTGAATACATCGTTGACCTTGCTGAAAACAACCTTCTCAGCATCCTCCTCGTTCTTGGATATGATGCCTGATTTCTTCTTTCTCTTTTGAGAGGTTTTGTCTGTGATATAGTTGGTAGCCATTGAAGTCCAGCCCCAACGTCTGTTCTTACCCACTATCTGTCCAAAGCACCTAGGGTCTACAAAGCAAGCCTCGGCATGGATATGCCATAGCCACTGAGCATACATGAAGTTTGGGTATCCGAAGTCAAAGTCAGCCCATTGCAGGAACATATAGTTAGTACCTGTAAGGTATGTGGCTTTACCGTTGTTGTAGAACCACACACCGTTCTTACGCCTAAACCATTCCTGCTTGATATAGCTTTCGTACTTCTGCTGTATACCTTCTGGTAGTTCTCTAAACTCCTCCCAAGTGTCTATATGGGCTAGGTCTTGAGGTATCTCTGTACGCCTCCAATACTGCTGTTCCTGTGGTAGGTCGCTAAATAGTATGTGCTTGTCTGAAGGCTGCTGAGGTAGCTGGACACGAATCTCACCAACATTGATAACCTCTCCCTTTCTGTCACCTTCAAAGGGGGATATGTTTACAATATCGTTTTCGTAATCAACAAACATTAGTCAATAAACTTCTCAGTCTCCCCTTTCCACTCAGGCTCTTTATCTACATACTCACCCTTGTCTATCATCTCCTGTAAAGACGCTTGCTGTTTGATAAGCTCTTTTAACTGAGCAGCACCAAACATCAAAGACTTCATCTCGTTAAGCCTATCAGAGCCAGTAGCCTCTTTGTCTATACCCTTTTCGATATTTGACTTTATATCGTCATATATCTTCTGTATAGTTTGCATGGCCAACTTAGCCTCTTTCTCAGGGTTGAACTTCCTCACAGATAGCTAGTATATTACGGTCTGACCGCATCCTCCACAAACTCTCTCCCATGATATTCATATCATACCTACCCTTGTCTGTGATAACAACCTTGTCACCAACAGCCACACCCATGCTCTCATTTACATAGTCGTTGCTGTACACAATCTCCCCTCTCCAAACCTTGTCTGAAGCAGCACTATCGGGTACATACAAGCTACCTATCATCTGATATTTCTCCTCTTCAATAGGCTTGATGAATACAAAGTCATTGACTGTAAACATCTTATCACCACGTTTGATAAGGTATACGAGGCAGTTAAAGGTATGGTCAGGTGTGTACTGAAGGATGAAGATACGCTCTTTCCAATCTACGCACCTACGAACTCTATCGTCTATTACTAGGCTGTGGTGAAAGTATACTGTATCTCCTGCTTGGAAGACGTGCTGAAACTTAGGTGGTACGGAAGTGAGGACACCCGATACCATTCTGTTTTCAAATCTATTGTAGCTTGAATCGAGGTATAGCTTGCCACCATCTGATAGCTTAATTTCATCGGAAAAGTCCTTTTCGATTTTAACGAGTAGTTGCCCTGCTGATTCCATTAGACTGATAAGTAGTATTCTTCAGTTACACTTTCCTTTCCTTGAATATGTCTCTTCCAAAAGAACTCCTCTAGTGAGCCAGCCTTTCTAACAAGAATGTTCCAATACAAAGGTGAATCAGGTGTTGCATCATACCTGAGGATATTTGAGATAGAGACTGTTATATGGTTAGCCTCGTCATCAGGGTCTGGGATGCGATATGTAGAGCCTTCAGTCCAATGGAATCCGTCTTTAATCCCACCAACCGTCAGCTTTCTTACACGCTTAGGATTATACATTGCAGTTTATTTAATACTGCAAAGTTAATGAATTGTCAATTCACGAATATGTACCTATCCTGAGAGAGTATCCTTAACTCAGCATCTTCATTGATAGCATAACTGAGCATAGCAACCTTTTGCTCCCCACTCATGGTATAGTCGTAGGATTGAAAGAACGCTGTCACCTGTTTAGCATCTATCATTTCATCAACCTTGCTTAGGATGATATGTGCATGATAATCAGGGTTTCTCTCAAAGAAGTCCTCAAGCCTGTCGAGGATGTCCCTGAGTTCATAGTTCTCTTCAAAAGGGCTTTCTTCCATAGCCCAAAGATAGCAATTATAGCCCAGCCTGTATGGCCGCGATAGAAGTATTTTCAGAAATCATATAGCTGAACTGAGAGAGGTCTATCAAAAAGCCTCCAAGGTAATCAATATCATCAGCATATACGTTCATTGGAACTTGCAGAGTAGCATCGGTAGCTACAAAAGCAGCGTATACGTTACTGCTTCCATCAGTAGCTGTTCTCCAAGAGGTGAAGTCCAACGCATAGTCGTTAGCGTTCATCCTGCTTGTTAGAAAGCGTCTTAGATTGGTCTTGGACTGATTGGCACTAAACAAATCACCACCAAACTCCAACTCCTTAATAGAGATGATAGATATACCACCAGTAGTCCTCAACTCTACATCAACAGAAGCTGTTAGATTGATAGGGTCTCCTGAAGCAGCCGTAGAGAATATCTGCCTATGGGCAATAACATTCTCAAACCTTACGGTAGCATTTGGTACAAGCGTAGTAGTTGGTAACAGCCTCGGTGAATTAGCCCTAAACCTCTTTGAGCTATTTTCAACAGTCCACCCAGTTTGGGTTGTTTGAATACCAGTCGTTTCTGAACCGTAAGCATTGTCATAGTCTACAACTAAATCACCACCACTATTTGCCAATGGGATACACAGAGTACCCCTGAACATCACTTGCCTACCAACTATCCTATACTGAGGTGTGGAAGGTAGGTTAGCAATGGTAGGAAGCCCATAGGTCTGAGTAGCACCATCGTAACCAGTTAAATTCTCCCAACCCGTATCGAAACCACCGAATAATGCTGAATTTGTTCTGATAACCTGCTTAGTGCCAGCATCCCAACTGAGTATGTTAAGTGGGTCTGCACTCACCTGAGTAACAGCGTCTATCTCTAGCCTGTCAGCCTTTACAGCAGCAGTAGATAGCTGCAAAGCAGTATTGTTACCACCTCCATCTTGTACTCTTTTTAAGCTACCTGATATTAGGTTGGTAGCTAGTGTTAGGATAGATTGGTATAAACTAGAGCCGCTACCGCTGTTTAAGTCTGACATATTAGAATATAGCTATACGAACCTTACCTGCTGAAGGAACAATCTCTGTGAAGAAACCGAACTCTTGGTCTCCTTTTGCCAACGTAAGACCTTCTAACATATCCACATCACCACCGATATAGTCTGAGTTCTCTACCAATGAAGTGAAGGTGGTATCGTCTTCAAGGACTTTTAAGTAGAAAGCCCCTTGGTGTGGGACTACTGAGCCTGAGCCAGCCACTCCCGCTTGTGCAAGGCCTAATGGATTGTAGTATCGTATGGTCTTGGCTGTATTATCAACAGCTTCAATCATAAAGCTACCGTCATTACTCTTGTTTGTAGCAACTGTGGTGTTTACAAGTACGAGCGTGCTGAACTTGATAATCTTGCTTAGGTCATCACCTGTGGCAAAGGTAGCTAGGAAGTAACCGTCTCCCGATGCTTGGATGCTTTGTACAGATAGACCTTCTACCTCGTCTGTATAGAAAGCGTTATTGGTATCTAGGTTCAGGTGGATATTCAGTCCTAGTGAACTTCTATGGAATGTTCCGCTATCGGCTAGGTTGTTACCCTTTGACATTATCTTTGCGTTTTCAAGTGCAAAGTTAAGCATTTATTAAATTTGTAACATGAAGCAAATTAAATACAAAACACTAGACCACAAGCTAAGACCTAAGAGCGAAAGGAAGGTAGACCATATAGCAGGTTACGAAATGGCTTTGGTTAAATTCTCTCAAAAGCACGACATCAACCCCAACCTTATAGCCATACTGTTATGCGTCTATGACTTTGACTTCTTCTCAGGCAACACCCTTCAAAAGAGATACCCAGCAGGTGGTAAATACATCATCAGACGTTTGTATCAACTACTAGAGAAACGTCTTATACTCAAAGCCTTTGACGAGACAGAGGTGAAGGTTGCTAGGCGTAAGGGAGAGGGAGATAACATCCATGTTCACATAGAGCCTCGGATGATACGAGAGAGGTTCAGGCTATCAACCAAAGCCCGTAGGATGGTAGAGGATTTCTTGGATATGGTGAACAAATACGGTAACACAGTACCATCACCTGAAGAGAAGCTACACAGCACCCCCTACCAAAGAAACCATAAAGGTACGCTTAGTGACTTGTATAAAAAAACCCCGTTCCATGAAGACGGGGTTGTAAATCCTTTTGCTGAGGATGGGACTATCTACTACGAAGAGGATGATAATGTAGACGCTTGGTATAAGCAGGGAGGTCTTTAGGTTGAACGAGAAACCTTTAGGTTGTACACAAACTGAACAAAATTGTTAAACCACACATCCCACATATACTCAAAGGTATCAATGTGGACGTAGTAGTAAACATCCCTATCTAGCGTAGAGCCATCTTCAATCCCCTCAACCCAAGGCATACAGGGTATCCACTCACCCTCTTTCCTAGAGATAAAGATAGAGGCATTCATAAACCCACCCTCTCCAACTCTTTCGTCAGATACATAGAACCTGCTAGGGATAGAGCTAAACCTTTGGTACTTACATCCCTCTGGGTTATCAGTATAGTACCTTATGGCGGCTAATGTCTCACTCTCTTTCTTTACTAGCCTATTCTTCCATCCACCAACCTTTTGCCAATCAGGAACGTCTACCTTAAAGCCGTTACCTACCTGCACATAGACAAAGGCTGAGTGTGATACAGCCATCTTGCCTAGAACATACAACATTGACTTTAAGTCTGACAGGTGCTTGCCTTTCTTATGGCTTACTTTGACGTATTTCATTTGTCTTGATTAAAGGACAGTTTGTCCGTTAGATTGTCTTTTATGGGTTACAGGTTGTCAATTATCTCTTTTCTCAGTTCATTAACATCTTCCAACTTGTAGTTATCGTTAAACCACTTCATAGCATTAACGATTCTAGGTAAGTATTCATCGGGGTTTTCAATCAAGTCTACCATAGCCTTTCTCCACACCTTTTCAGGTTTATGGTCATCCTTAACAACGACAGCTATATCCTCATTTAGGAAAGGGCTGTAAGGCATCACATCACTCACCATCATAAGGCAACCCATAGAAGCGGCCTCTATCATCTTCAGTTCAGACTTGTACATATTGAAGTTACTCTTCTCCAAGGGTACTAGCGATACGTTAATCATATTGTAGTACGCCATATAAGCATTCACATCCGTATAAGGGAAGGTAGAGAAGTTGCTATGCTCTGTATGTGACCCACCGTTGAAAGTCCTTACATACTTATTAAAGACTTCTACACCTACAATAGTCTGTCCTCTTTTTAGGGTCTTCATCAGCTCTTGCGTCTCTTTCTTCTTACGCATATCTCCGCCTAGCACCACATTGAACCTATCCTTATATTGGCTATACAGTGCGTTAAAACCTAGCCCAAGTCTTTGTACATCTCTTTGGTGGGTAGGGCTTCCTAGATAGCCGAAGACAATCTTATCATTAGCATCTGGATGCTTAACGATAGTCATATCTGTTCTCTTATGGTTAAGAGCGTTTCTGACTATGTGTACGTTATCGTTGAGCCTAGAGGCTTTTTCTTTAAGCTGTTCGTTGGTTACGATAACAACATCAGCAGCTATAACAGATTCTTTCCACTTCTTCATGGTATTGCCATCTGATACGACATTACCATTTCTATCTCTATGTACGTCTCTGCTCCATGCTTGGTGCATCACATGGGTAGCATCTATATCCCAACTGTCATCTGTATCTACTATTACTGCAACACCGTTTTTGTGCAGCAGGTCTACCATAGACTTTTGGGTTCTGTAATGGGATATAAACCTAGAGCAGTATACAATATCTACATAGGTGAGTAGGTCTGAGTAAGTGCCTATGGCGAAGTCTAGGTCATCAACCCTGATAACGAAGTATTCATCAGGGTATGTTTCCATGAGCAGGTCTAGTGGCTCAATTATCCGATGGTGATGTACCCCACTTTCATTTGGTACTACCATCAGTATTATCTTCCCCCCGAAACCTTGAGGTAACAACGGTGCAAGTTCCTGTTGCTTTGCATCTTTTATCGCACTCTGTTGGGGCGACTGAACAGTAGATTGTATTTGATTCTCGCTCATCTTCAATTTGTTTCTTCCTCTTCATCGACATTCCAGCTCTCCTCGAAATAGTAAAACTCGTTCATCACTGATTACTTTGGATTACTAACTAACAATCTGTCTCTCACTTCCTTTGGTGTTTTAGCTGTTCTACTTCTTTGCAAGCTACCACAGCTAGTACATCTTAGGTTATCATACACATTGACATACGTCCTGTACTCACCATCGAACTTAAACTCATGGCCTCCGCAGGTAGGGCAGCAGTATCCATCTTCAGGATTCTCTAGCAGACCGATATTTGGGTGAGGCTTTATATACGCTCTCATAGCCAAATACACATCTTCCAATATCTTGACATCGTTATCACAATACTGAGCCATTAGGCTTATAGCTTCTGCATCTCCTTCCACAGCATCTCTCCACAGCCCTTTAGGTGTTTCTACCTTACCGTCTATACCCAAGAACCTACATATATCATCAAGTCTATGGGAGGGCTGCTTAAACTGTTTCCTAGAGTGCAGGAGGGTGTCAATAGTCTCGTAGAAAGAGGGTGGAGGCATACCGTACCTTAGAAACCTCTGATTAGCTACCTTCTTATCGAACTTGTTTACGTTATGGCCTATGGCTATATCGCATTCATCTAGCAACTTCCACAGCTTCCTTACGATACGTTCATCGTTCCTATCTACAACTTCTTTAGGTGTTATCTTCTCTTGGATAATCTCTTCGCCAAAGAGCCATTTAGCACTCCATGTGAGTATACAGCCTTCTTTGTATACGTCTGGCATCCTAATGTTCTGACCCCATAGTCCGAAGTGGTAGGATAGCATAGGTGCTGTTTCAATATCGAATAGCAGAACCTTTGCTTGTTTGAGTGAGTGCGCGTGGCTATGCTGTTGGAGTAGGTTGTTACGCCTAATATGTCTAGCTAGTCCACTTGCGCTAATATGCAGATTGTTTCCCCTTACAATGTGTTCTGCAATCTTGTCTGAACCCCAGTCGGGGTGTTGCTTGAATACATCCCTAACTGTTTGTTCGTACTGATTGTACTTTCCCATAATAAGGGTTGTTTTATATTTAATCGAGGGTATTGATAAGCCCATCTATATGTGACGGGAAATGGTCTCTTACAGACAGCAGCATTACTATTTCCCTGTCTTTGAGTTCTTCTTTATGGGAGATATACTCGTCTTCTGTTAGGAAACTATCTCTATGGCATCTCTCATTAGCATACATAGAGGCTATCTGTTCTAGTGCTAGGTCTATGTGGTACTTGGCTAGTAGGTACTCTTCTTCTGAGTTAAAGTAAGGAGGGTATGACTGTCCCTCTTTACGTCTATGCTCTTCGTAGAGGTGTGATTCATCTTCTACGCTGTCCCAATCATTCTCGTTATGCTTCTTCATTCCTCGTCAATGAGTTTAACTACTTCAACTGCTCTTTGCAATACCTCTATCTTAAATTCATTACTTAACTCTAAGTCTGAATCCTCGTAGAACATTGCAGATTGAATAAGCATGGTGTAAGCCCTTTTAAGGCTTTCCATTGCATCATCAAAAAGCTCTTCACCAGACTTAATATCTTCTGCTGTTTTATTATCGTGCTGCTTCCAGAAAGCAGTATTCATTGCGTTTCCCCAACGATTGCTTTCAACAGCATTCCAAAATTCTTCACCCTCTAGTGAATCCCTCCAATCAAACCCACAAGAGCTTATAGGATTTTTACCCTCGCTCCACCAACTGTTATCAGTCAATCTACATCTCACATATTGAGCAAGACGTTCAGGCGCACCCCCCATGTGCTTGTCTACTGCATTGTGGTAATCAAGAACATTACTCTTCATCCTCAATATCAATTATATCGTTGATATACTGTACCAAGTTAAACAACAGCATCTTAGCCTTCATATCGTTTACTAATATGCCGTCATCATCGAACTTACACCCTTCTTTCCAATCGTCTACTAGGTCATGCAGTACACTTGCATCGTGGTAGACCTGTTCTCTACTTCCTTCCATAAAATGTTATGTGCATTACAAACTCATCTTTCTCTAGGGTATCATCTTGTCTTACTGTAAACTCTCTGAACACTTTAGGCCCATCATTGGGTATCCATTTAAGGTCTTTCTCCATCGCATCGTTGAGGTATTTGATAGCCATTATCCTGTTGTCTATATCTGTTCTACCGTTGGATACTAGCAGCAGTTGATATGTTTCAACCTCAAATGTA